GTGCTGTAGGAGGCGTTAACAACTGCGTAACACTACCTGCGGTAGCGGGGTTAGTGGTAGAGATTCCATACATATTAGTGGTAGGGATTCCAGCGTTAGCAGAACCCCCTCCAAAGGAAGGGCCCCCTTGGCCACCAGGTATAACTCCTGGTATCGTTGTCGAAGGCGTACCACCTCCAGTTACCCAGTCGATAGCATTTTTAAGGGTCACTCCAGGTTGAGTAACGACGGACTTTACAGCTTGTGCTACTTGAGGGCCCAATGCGTTACCCACAGTTCCTAGAAGAGTAGCTATTGAATTCGATGCCCTTACATCTTGATCGAATTGATTCTTTGCTGCTGCTGAGTTAAAATTTCCTGCTTTGATAGCTACATCTCCGGCTGGCATCCACCCTTTAAGAGCACCTTGTGCAAGGGTGTTAGCACTACTAGCTCTATCAAAAACGGATTGTCGTTCTTGACTTGCAAATTGCATGGCGTCTAGAGAAGCCTGATTACGAGCCTGTTCAAAACCTCGTTGCTGTTCACCTAGTTCCCGAGCACCAGCTTCAGTTCCAAGTCTTCCTTGACCAAACAGTCTATCTCTTAAAGACTCTTCTGCACGCTGACGATCTGTAGACGTTATTTCTTGCATCCTGCTGAATATCTCATTTTCAAGGCCAGCAAAATCTCTTGTACCAAACTCGTCCGCCTGACTTGTTGACATACCGAGCGCTTGATCTGCTAGTTTCTGTTGAGTGTCACTCAGAGTGGCTCTGAAAATACCGGGACTTCCTGCTGGACCCTGCTCAAAGAATGTAGATCCTCCAGGAGTAACGGCTGCTGCTGGAACAGCTGCCTTTCCAAATTTATTGGCGGCAACCTGGCCTTGTTTTTGACCTAAGTATGCTCCTAGTCCAGTAGCAATTGGAGCTAACGGTATGTTACCTAGTGCTTGAAAAAAAGAGTTTGACATATTATTTTGCCTATTGTTAATTAGGTGGGTGGGTGGTTCCCGTTGTGCATCTTCTTAAGAAATTCTACATCTTGTGTGTTCGTTTCGACCCGTGCTAGTAACTGTGCTACTTCTCTGTTCTGAGAACGCAACTCGCTAGGGCTTAGAATCTGTGAAAGCACTGAAAGTTGGTGTTCTATAACCCGGCACGTTTGTGTTATCTCGTCCGATCTACGAGATAAATTGTCTATTTCTTTTCTTTGTGCGTGCAAATCGTTGAGCAATCTGTGTACGTTACTTCGAACAACACCCCAGCTACCGGCAATGGTGCACAGTAGTAGTGTTAATTGCAGTACCTCATTAGCACCTACATTCATTCTTTCTGATGTTTCTCGTCTGCGTCTTCGTCAGTACATGCTGAATCGTCCTTGGGAGAGTGGACGTCACACAGATATTTTTGATAACTTATTGGAGTAGCAAAAATAACTGGTAACCCAGAACGACCACTTACACCAGACACTAGCACTCCTACCACTTGTCCTGTCTCCACGGATACCACTGAACTACCAGAACTTCCGGGAGCACCAAAAGACTGAAGGATAAGATAACCATCTTGGTCGTCTCCAGGGCGATTGAGCCTACCAGCTATATATCCCGAATAGCGTATTTTAGTTACGCCTAACGGGAAACCCACCACTGCAATTGGATCGCCAGGTACAACGCCAGAATCGTCACCTAACGGAACTGTGGGAAATTTACCAGATACTAGAAACAACGACATATCTGTTTTAGGTTCACCGTACGGACGAGGGAATTTAGCTGTGTTTAGTGTGTCGTGAGGAAGCTTCCACACTCTCGCGGAATAGAATTGTGTGCCATCAAAGCTGACCATAAATGCCACATCTTTACTGACACAGTGTCTTGCACTTAGTACCACTGTCTCCCCGTTTCTGTGGTCAACAGCGGTAATGGAACATAGAAACTCGATAGATCCGTTGCTTGATCTCTTATAAAGCGCCCCAACACTAGGACTCACTTTGGCAAATATGTCAGTTAATTCATCTGCGCTAACCCAAGTAACGGGAAGTATAAGAAGAGCAATCAGAAGTATCTTATTCATCATTGTCGTCGTCTCCACTATATTTATTTTCGTCTACTACCGTACAATCACATGTTTCGTCACATTGGCAATTCTCTTTACCGCACTTTGGACAGGTATCCATCAACTTTTAGGATATTTATCTTTAATGGCTTTTATACTTGCCTTCCAACCATCAAAATCATGATACATCTGATCGAGTTGATCCGTGATTGCTGGGTAAGCCTTTTTTCTCAGATCGAAATACTGCATCGCGATCACCTTTGCCAGAATTTCCGCCTTCGGGATCACGTCGGATTCGCTGTCCCAAGTAATTCTGTCGGGGTCGTTATCAATGACAGAGAATCCGGCATTTGGATTAATTGACTTGATTGCTTGACTAACTGAACCTGTTTTTAAGTAACTCATGCTCCTATCTCCACTAAAACTATCGTTGATTTTGCCGACGAACCACTGGAAGCCTCTTGAAGCATAAGCGTACCTGACTGCTCATACCTAGACATCTGCGTTTTGTAGGTCGTCGCGCTTGTGGTGCTGGGAGAGTCCAAAAACGTGTGGAAATGATGCGCACGCATATCGTTTAAATCGCCCACTCCGATGGTGTCGTAAATATTTGTTGAGTCACGTAAAAATACCATCCGCCCCTCAGAGCGACCATTATTCGCCACAGCCTGAGAAACCAATATGAAAACTTTACTACCAGACGCACTCGGTGTTATGTCAGCAGTGAGCGTGGTATCGGTAAGCGTTGTGCTGTCTAAATCGACCTGAGTGGTTGTTGTCCCTGTAATAACTTGCAAAACCTTACCACCTCCACCACCAGCGTCTTCAAAAGCAGGAGGACTTCCAGCACCAGTACTGGTTAAAACTTGACCGTCGCTTCCTGGACCCACGTGAGTTGGATTACCAGACGCATCATATGTAATAATAACTCCATCCGTTCCGCTAGCCATCTTTGCCAAAGTAATTTGATCATCAGCTATGTGTGCAGTGTCAATACTGCCAGCAGCATAATGCTCGCTATCAATAGCATCATCAGCTATGTGAGCGTTATCAATAGAACCATCCGTGTAATGCTCACTATCTACTGCATTATCAGCTAACTTTGTTCCGTCTATTGCATCAGCAGCAATCTTAGCAGTAGTTACTTGTAGGTTACCGAGATGAGCAGTATCAATAGAGCCGTCAGCGTAATGTTCTGAATCAATAGCGTTATCAGCAATATGTGCGTTGTCTATACTTCCATCTGTATAATGTTCACTATCTATAGCATTGTCGGCTATCTTAGCGCCAGTAATTGCATCTGCTGCTATGTACCCACTTGCTATAGCTGTGCCTTGCCATACTCCAGTTCCGATTGTACCTACAGTAACTAGATTAGCTGCACTTGTAATAGAAGCTTGTGTTCCTCCTGTTACAGTTGCTGCCGTTCCACTAGCATTACCAGTTACATTACCTACTACTGCTCCTGTGAATTGAGTAGCTGTTATAATGCCACTTGAAGGATTATAAGTAAGACCAGTATCAGTTTCTGCTCCTTGACTACCTGTAGCACCATCAACAAATACAGGGTATGTAGTTTCATCTGTACTATTATTTGCGCTTACAGTTACATTAGTTGCCACACTTGCTGTACCAGCAGAAGCAGCCGCCCAGGATGGAACTCCCGATGCAAGAGTTAATACCTCGTCATCACTGCCTTTAGCTAGCTTCGTAACAGTACCCGAGCTACCTCCGTAAAGAATGTCTCCAGATGCCGTCATAGGACTTAGTGCATCAAAACCACCTGTTGCCGTAGAAGCTCCGGTTCCACCATCAGCAACAGGAACATCTGTGCCTCCTGCCCTGTAAATAGCGTTGCCTTCTACCGTCAAATCTCCCGCGCCTGATCTCGCTAAAGTTGTATCCGTAGCAGCCCCAATGTTCACCGCCGTGAATTGCGGACTGTCTCCTGTTCCGACTCCAATCGAGGTTCGTAGGGTCGCTCCTGACTCGGCCACTGGATCGGTGGAACCATCCCCAACGATCATTTGCCCATCACTCAATACTGACATTGCAGTAATGGCACCAGTGCCTGAGCCTAATAGAACACCACCGTCAGTTAATGAACTTGCTCCAGTTCCTCCGTCTGCGACGGGTACGTCAGTACCACCCGCTCTATAAACTATGTTTCCTTCAATATTAAGATTACCACTACTAGCTCTAGTGATTGTTGTGTCAGTTGCGTGACCCAATTCAATTCCTGTGAGCTGGGGACTGTCACCAGTACCTACACCGATTGATGTGCGTAATGTTGCTCCACTTTCAGCGACTGGATCACCACTGCCATCCCCGACTATCATTTCACTGTCAGAAAGGACACTCATAGCAGTCACAGCACTTGTGCCACTACCAAGCAACACCCCACCATCAGTTAGAGTGCTTGCCCCCGTGCCACCGTCTGCTACTGGTACATCGGTTCCACCAGCTCGATAAACGGCATTACCTTCTATTGTTAGGTCGCCAGCACCTGACCTAGCCAAGGTTGTATCAGAAGCAGCACCAATATTTACCGCTGTAAATTGTGGACTATCCCCTGTACCTACGCCAATCGAAGTACGAAGAGTTGCCCCTGATTCTGCAACAGGATCAGTAGAGCCGTCTCCGACAATCATTTCGGAATCTGCAAGTACTGACATGGCGGTGACCGCTCCAGTGCCGCTACCTAGCAGTACACCACCGTCGGTTAAACTTGTTGCCCCAGTTCCACCATCACCTACCGCAAGGGTATTTGTAATTGAACTAGCACCCAGGTCTACTGCGATCTCATTGCTTTCTATAACTAGTCCGCCGTTGGACTTGAGATCAGCAGACACTGTAAGGGTATCCGTAGCTGAAGCTACTGTTGCTACTCCATCCCCACCGGCAATAGTTAATGTGTTACCGTCAGCAATTGGTTGACTAGACCCACTATCTCCAGCGGCTGTAAAACCATCAACCCCAGCTTTCCTAGTGTAAGATATACACCGCCAATCTGCTGAAGCGTATTCGTAGAATTCAGCTATATCTCCAGCAGCTGTAGTTATGTTTGCAGCACCCGGAAGAATTAGATTGGTAGCATGATGCGTAAGAGTTAGTATTGCATCAAATTGCAACAGGATTCTTGATCCGATACCTTTACTAGCTATAGAAGTTATAGCAGTAGTACCAGTAATATCAAAGTAATTACCATCTCCTAAAGTCATGTTGGTAGCAGAAGCTACATCGTCACCTTGCTTAAATATTACATCTTTAGAAAACGTCGTGTCTTCAGAAAACGTCCACGTACCAGAAATAGTTTCGTCTGCTGCGTTCTCTGCCTTAGAGGATATAGCTGTAGAAATTCTATCTAATTCCGTATCTATATCTGAACCTAGAACTTTCTTGTTGGCGTTACCCGCAGGAAGTCCATCTTTAGCAGAATAGTCATTTGCTTGTGTGTAGTCGCCCATTATCTGTTTATTCTCCCTGTTTTAGCTAAGATATCCATTTTTTGTATGGCAAATGGATTCCCATCTATATTTACGGATAATCCAAAACTTAAGTGTTGTCCTGTACGACTTGCAGAAATATTGTTCATTTGTACAGAATTAGCCGAAGTTCCATATTCAGCAGTTCCAAACTCAGCAGTTCCCCACTCGTGTGCCGTAAGGTTAGGAAGAGTATATGAAGCCGATTCTCCTGAATCATCAAAGTCCACTTTCCACTTTACAGATACAGTTGATTCAGAACCACCTATAGTAGTAGTTTTTATAGTTTTAAATACTTTTAAATTCGTGTTACCAAAGTCTGTCCAGCAAGATTCGAAATCAAATGTGTATGCGTTTCCGTTATCTTTATATTCGTCGTACTTTCCTATTGTTCCTTCTCCGCCAAAATACAATAATTCATCAATAGCAGAATAATAAATTGAGTTGATGGCTACGGAATCCCATCTAGTAACTCGTAAAGAACGGTCTTCTAAAGGTTGTTTTGTATCGAACACCCAAGTTTCGTCAACTGCGCCCGGAGTAACCAGCAAATAGAATCCGTCTATTGGATCGTGTGCAGATTTAATTTTACCTTTGTCGGATACTAACTCAACAGAAAGTCTTAAATCTAATCTGACATTTTTAGATAACTCTGTTAGAGGTTGGCTTTTCAATTCCAGACTTCTAACAAGCGATCTGATACCACTATCATCTAGAAATATAAGATCGTCTCCAACATTTTGCACAGAGTCTCGCGCTATACATCCCACCCCTTCGATGATGTCGCTAAGAGTTGGGGTAGTAGTGGGAGATGCCATACCACTCCAGATAAGAATAGAGTGTCTACCAAATACTACTAGTTGATTATTAAATTCTGCTATTGCAACAATAAAGTCTGTTCCGTTGGGCCAATATATAGCTGTGTCAATAGTGCCTCCACCAGTTGACCAGTGCGTCTCATCTAGTTGAGCGCAAAACTTTATATCTGTTTTGTTAGTATCTGCTACAAACAACCTACCGTAAACAGAAGCTACACAATTACCCTGTGGCACAGATCCAGAAGCTGCTGATATAGCTGCAAAGTTACTAGTTCCTGACCACACAATAGGAGCGTTGCCTTGCTGAACTCCGACTACTTTGCCATTAAAATTAACAAACTGCCAGTTGTTTGCACTAGGACTAATAGACCCTGTTATGTCCGTTAGGGTAGAAGTACCGTGATGTATTTTTTTACTACTAGAAACTGTTGCAGTTGAAATTATAAAAGACGTGTCTTTGTCTTTTTCGTATTCGAATAACTGTTCAATATCCGGTGTACCAGTTAACGCACTACTAGTTAATTTGTTATATCCTTTTCTAGCAGCAAGACGTCCGTTTTTATCAAACACGCAATTGTTTGCAACAAGAGCACAATCCGGTTCAATGGTTATGTTTTGCTTTTGTGTAAAAAGCCCCCTAAATCCTGGGCTTTGTATAGTAGTTGAAGTTATAGGTGTTGGCATTATACTGGATGAAAGTTAATTTCCTCTGGTATTGACGCAGTGTCCCAAGAAATAGCGGTGTGTAGTGCTGAACGGTACATGAGATCGGCTTCTTGAAAAAGTTGCCCCCCATCCTCCCCTCTCTCCGAGACAGCTTTAGCCCATGCACCGAGCACTACAGCGTCGTCTGGTACGGTTAGTACCGTAGTATCAGTACTAAAATCTGTTAGTGGGTTAACAGCGTAAAACTCTATAGTATCCGCAGCACTAGGAGTTGGAAACAACTCAATTTGCATTTCACCGGAACTACTATTAAAACCCATAACCTTGTACCAAGTGGGACTTCCCGTTTGAGAAGAACCCAAATTACTACGTCTTTGAAACTGAACGTGAGATAAAGGTCGTATAATATAATCTTGCGTAGTGTTGTGAACTTCTAATATTCTAGTTCTTCGGTTAGTACCCGTTACATCATAGGTACTGTCGTCGGCAGTTAGAGTGATTGCTATCTCGGTTCTAAGACTAGTCCAGTTCCAAGCGTCTTCAACTTCTCTCTTTGCGTCGTTTACGAATTTGCCGATCAGGGTGCTGTATGTCGTGTCTTCCACTGCTGACACTTGACTCTCCCTCAACCGAATCAACACGTCGTTCACTAGATTCAGGTATGTTGCCATGTTCTTCCTCTATAGGTTCTTCCCATTTACGTATACGTTGATGGAGTTTTCCTTTTTTATCTCTCCACACGTAGCGTTTTCGGAACGTTTGGGTAGGAACATCATTGTCAACTTGATTCAAATCTCCAGCTCGTATACTAAAAAAATGTGGTTGACTTTTCATGTTGGTGATCTCCTATATACAAAACCCTTGTAACTTTTTACTTGCTAAAAATACCGCATCTCCAGGTTTTGCATTCGTATATTCTTCTAAATAATTTACATTGCTGTAACACTCTTTTAACTTTTTGTGCCACCATTGCAACGGTTTAATTGTTCTGTGTACATTAGTTCCATCTGATAGTACGTGTTTTGCTTTCCTAGTTGAAATCACAAATAGAACGTGCCTATTCATAAACAAGTGTATGTCGTCTAAAACGTTATCAACATAATTAGGTTCTATGTGTTCGAGGACGTCGATGCAGAACACGACGTCATAGCTTCCTCTCGGACGTTTACTATATGTGGGATTACATGGGTCGTACCTGAAAGTTTCTTCGCAAAATGTTCGAAGATTACCCTTTCCACACCCGTAATCCAACGCAGTTTTGGCATGTGCACCAGCCGCTTTGATGACTTTTTCGTAACGTTCTCCAGTCCCACATCCCCAATTAGGATCATTGTTATGCTTCTCCTCGTTTAGATTCTTGTAATCTTCGCTTAATCTGGTAGGGGTCATAACTATTCCTTTCGTTGTAAAAGCTAAAGAAATCCGGTTCGAATACTAATTCTATAGGAGGATCAATAAACTTATCTAACGCTTGTTTCCTCGATTCTATTAGTTCCAGATGTTTCCAGTTTTCACTCCAATCCACTATAAATGTAGGCACGTCTATATTTAATTTGTGTGCTATCCAAACTCTAGTGGTTCCATAAACTGCGTAGGTATTATCATCGAAACACCAACAAAGTGCTGGGTTTCTAAACCCGTTAGATTTAACGTCCGATTCAAACTTGTCATAATAAGGTTTGTCCACGCGGTATCTACTATAAATTGGATGAAGCGGTCTGTACTCGTTTCGTTTAGGTACGTAAACATTTGTAGATAACCCTTTCCCGTTTACTATACCGTATCTTATTTCTGGTATAGTTGTGTATCTCTCTATTCCATGGAACCCCATTGATCTATAACTTGTTATAGAATAAGGGGTATCGAATTTAGATACCCCATTACTCAACTACAACTAGAATAAGTCCGCTCTTGGTTTAAGAGCAGCAGCTTTGTAAGTTGCAGAACCCAAATCTACTGCACCGCCAGTGTTATTGGCGACTATTACCTCTACTGTGTTTGCTGACGTCACTGTGCCAGTAAGAGTCAAATCTGCCGTATCTATAGAGCACGACACTAAAACCATGTCTCCCAAAGCCGCACCCGTACAGGTTATAGATTGGTTGACTTCGTTTCCATCGGCAATACTGGCTATATTCGCTGTAGCTGACCCAGTTGAGACGTTTTCAAACACATCTTGAAATTGTCTACGTGGCATAATATTCTCCTAAAGGGGGGCACCACTAAGGTGCCCCACAAATGTTAAGCGGGTACGATAAACACAATACCGGCGTCATTACGAAGCTCGTCGACACCATAAATAGTGTCGGCGGTAAGCAAGTCGGCTAAAAACTCTTGCTTGTACTGAGTCTGAGTGCGAACACTCATTTGCTCAACCAAGACAAAAGCACTCTTGTGAAAGATCATACCAGCACGGAACGTAGTAGTACCACCCGAATCCAGCGCCTGTGGACAGTTAGTAGAAACATAAACGGGCATACCGTAAATGTCGCCAACCAAACCATTACGAATAGTGTTACCACCACCCGCATCACCCACAAATGCCTGTTCTGTGAACCGAGACAGACCAGTAAGAGTCTTCTTCTCAACTGGAGGAATAACCAGATAACGTTCAGTCATCGGGACATCCGCGTCGTCAAGAGTCTGAATCATCTTACGGATACCAGCATCAGCAAGTGCCGCACCATTACCGTCAGTCGTATCAGCCCACTTAGTGCTACCGTCAGAACCAATAACAGCACCAGTACTATTAGTATAAGTCAAGGTTCCACCCGGAGTGTCAACCGAGGACGTGTCCTCAGTAGCACCCTGTAGAGAAGTACCCTGAACGTGAATGTGCCAGTCAACCATGCGAGCAAGCGCATAACCGGCATCGTCAGTATAAAACTTACGAAGAGAGTTCAAACCCTGCACATTAGCCAAATCCTCAATCAAACGAGAGTATTCAAAGTGACGATCAATAGTTACATTGACCACACCCTCTACGTTATTGATAAGAGTGACTTGAGTAGCATGAGACTTAGAACTCGCAGTACCCCGAGTTGGTGACGGAATATGAACCGTGTCACCTTTCTTACCTCTGTGGTTAATACGTGAAACAAGATTTCCCATTACGAGATTCGACTTGTACGCCGCAACAACCTCATCAGACCAGAGTTCGGGGATAAAATTGGCAGCTTCAGTAACACCAATGGCGTTCGCTGCATTAAAGTTAGCCATAATTTATCTCCTAATTATGAGTTTTATTTGACCCGGCCTTCAGCATATGCAGTCACAATGTCTGACTCCATAGCTTCATATCTTCCCGGATCGCTTAGTCTGAGGTTCATTAACTCAGACCGTTTGTAAATTTTCTGACTTGAACCTTGACCCGAATTACCATACTCTGTAGAAGCATTTTTCAATCTGGTTCCCCTATCCTGATTAGCAAGATTTGCTTCAGCGTGTATTGCTTTCTTATGGACTTCCCAATTTCCCAGAAGTTCTTTTCCAGAAGTATAATCAGCCTGATTAGCCCTAATTTGTAAATCAAGACGAATCGGACTTTCTGATACCCACTGTTGAAACTCTGAAGAGTTTACAGTGTCATTCCATTGTGGATATTCACTGTTCCATTTAGAAATAGTATTATGCTGTTCAGCGTCTCCTACACGTCCTACGATAGGGGCCAATTTTTCTTCTAGTACCTGAGAAATATATGATTCAGGATCATCATAAAAATCAGCTTTAGTTGGAGTATTACTGACATCGGTATTAGTAGTCTGTGATATCAACTTGTCTGCCAAACCTCTAAGCTCTCCTAACTCTTGTCCCTGTCTACCGTAATCTCTCTCAAGATTTTGATAAGACATAACGATATCTTCAAGATTTTTATCCTTAAATTTATCTGGAACAACAAAGTTCGAAGTGTTATTCGGTTGCGTATTACCTTGAAGATTCTGAGAATTCTCAGTAACTTCTTCAAGTTCATCTCCTAGATTGTCTACTATACGATCTGCCGTACTCATAATTTACCTCCCGCCTTTCGGTTATGGTTAATGGCCTTTTAATGACTTTACTTGTGAAGGAGACAAGTTACTGTAGTCATCTCTAGGTTCTCGTTTTGCTTCTTGTTCGTGAATCCTTGCCCATCTGTCCCCAGCTGTGGTAAACGCATCATCTGTTCCGTCTAACTGGGATCTGACAGGGGTCACAATCCTTCGTGCATTACCTCCACAACAAGAACAAACTAATTGTTCGTTCCGTTGTGACAGTGAAGTAAATGTTTCAAATTGGTGTGAACAACGGTTGCATTCATATTGATAGAGAATCATGTTCCGGTATCCTGGTTTGGTCTTGTTCGTACACTGCTTCTATCATGTCAGCAAAGTTAATCGTTTTCGAAAGGATATCTACTTGTCCTTTGTAAAAATAAAAACTTTCTTCGTTACCGTTAAATGCCCCGCTCTTAATTTCCTCTAACGCTTGTCGTTGTTCTTCAACAAATTGTTTCCAACCCTCCCTGTGAAATACATCGAAATAGTTCTCGTAATATTTATCCTCGTCGATTTCATACATTCCGCTACCTCATCTAGATAATGGGACATGATTGCAACTGTTTAGTCGTCGTCCCGTCTGATTATAGCTGTGGTACATCTGGAACCGGTGGTGGTACATTTGGAACAGGTTGTGTCGGCATTGGATTTGCGGCAGGTTGTTGTAACGCGGAACCCAACTCATTTCTAATGCCCCCAAGAGAATCATCTACACTAGCTTGCTTTTCTTGCATAGCACTGATAGCTGTTAGTATTCCTTCCACCTGTTCCCGCATATCATCTACCGAACCTATTTTAGTTTCTGCGGTACTCTGTAAATCTTTTAATCTATCTATATAAGCTCCTAGTTGATTTCCCACTTCCTGGGATTCCGCTTTGGCTATGTTCATTATAGCTTCAGATTCTGATTCGATACGTTCGCTTTTAGCGCGTTCTAACATGATCTGTTTTTCAGCCACATCCAATCCAAACTTGTATTGCATTTCTTGTTCTTTAAGAGTGTTGCCGTTAGTAAGACGCGCATGGGCTTGAGCTTCAATAAACATCTTATCTTCAAGTTCTTTTTTCTTGAGTTCCAACTCTTGCATCTTAAATTGAAACTCTGGAGACTCTTCCGGTTTGGGAGGATTAAGTGTCTTTTCCATAAAACTTTGTATTAGTTTCCTTGCTTGTTCTTTATTGGAAAGACTGGAGTTTTCATATATAGAATCCAGGATAAGCCAATAAGCTGGCGAATCCGGTGGTACAGTATTCAGCAAATTAGAAAGTTGCTGCTGTTCAAATTCTCGCGCCATAATACCCATGCTGCAATGAACTACAAACTTATAATCTTTTACTGGATATCTTTCTGGATCAAAGTCCATGTAGCGCCACAAAGACTTCTTAACGAGCGGATCTAAAAAATGTCGTTCTACATTTTGCATAGTTCTTTTTTGACGCTTAATCGCCCCAGCCAACATCATTGACATCCCCGAAGCTGTATTGTTTCTTGGACTGATTCCAGTGGGTGTGGCAGAATCCATGGACCCTGTGCCCATCTGTATCATCCTTTCCAGCTCTCCGGTTTGCTGGTATGTGTTCGGATCTGGGCCGGGGAACTGTATGGGAAACAGTGACTCTCTGGGATTACCATTGGTTATGATGGTTTTGCCGGGATGTACCGACATTCCATTGTTGTTTCCACGAGGAAGAGACGCCACATCTACAGCGATCATGGGGTTGTTACTGAAACTAAGACCGTCAATGCGTGCTCGCATTTCAGCATCCAGTGCTTTTTGTGAGTTATAACCTTTCTCTGAAACACCACGACCAAAGAATCTATTTGGAACAGTATCGTGCTGATAAGCAATAATAGATCGATCTTTCATGATGTGAGGATTTTCTACAGCTTTCAGAACAAACGAATCGTTAGCAATAGTTACAATTGCTTCCATCAACTCTTCGCCGTCAATGTCCGTAGGTCGCGCATCGCTACCATCGTCCCCAAACAAGTGAACAACCATTTCGTTTGAGAACTGGTCGTTAATAAATTTAGCTGGAACTAGTCCGTGATATTCAGTAATCTTTACCTTTTCATCTGGAGAAATATCACCGAACTCTACTTTACCTGATGTGTTTCTGACATCATCTGTGCCCTCTGGTACCGAACCAAACTGACCCGCTTTATAAATACCTTCTTCTTGTTTCTTGGTAATCGTGTGTCTAGGTACCATCATGATGTGAGCACATCCCATAGCATCGTCAATGTTGCGTGCTACAGGATCTATAGCAAAGTTCATAGGCTCGATAGGAATCAATTTGATACGTATCCTATCTTTAGGAACAATCATAGGAGCACTGCCTGGTCCTACCGGATTATTAGGATCTAGAATAAATTCTCTTGTTTCGTCAATGACTATTTTTGCAATCCCCGTCCCGTAAATTGCAGCGTTAAGGTACGTTTCCGATATGGCGGATTTAACACCGTCGATCTCAAAATCTTCCAACAACTGCTTATTGAGAAACTCCATGTCTTCATTATCGGAGTCTGCTCTATCGTCCTGAAGATCAAGCCAACGGACACGTCCGAATGTAGCTTCCTCCAACTCAGCAACCGTTGATTCAATGGCTTGTTGCAAAGCAGGAGCGATAATTCTAGATCGCTCAGATTTTCTAGTTTTGTCTTTGGAAGACCATATGCCCCGCCAGAGTCTGTAATATTCATTCCACTTGTCTTTGAAGTTCTCATCCCGATACCTTATCCAAGAATCCACGCGCTCGGTTATCCACGAAGCCACATTATTTCGTGTGTCTGTGGGAGCTTGAGCATCCATGCTAGCTGGTTTATTAGTGTTATCGTCTACAAGAATATCTGAAGTTGCTGCCATATTCTATAACCTTGTTATAGGATTAGTATCCTGAAATAAGATCAAGTGGTTGCCACGATTCTTCGTGTTCGCTGGGATCAAAATACGCAACTCGTGCAACCTGATCTATGTATGCTAATGCGTCTAACATGTCATCGTGACTCATACGATTTGGGAAATCTAAACATTGATCCCTAAACTTTGTTAGGTATGCGCCATCGTTAAACGTGATTCGTCCGTGTTGCATTCTACCTTGCAACGCCCAAGTAATTCGTTCTATCTTTTTCTGTCCGCCGTGCCTGGTTTCCATCAAATTGGGATAGATGTTCAACCGCTTCATCTGGTCGTGTAAATACGGCAAAATGGCGTTCCTTAGAGATCCGCCTTCTATTCCAACCGACAACGGTCGGTACTTCCTAACTGCCGTTAATAGTCTTAAAGATGCTTCCCTGATGCCCCAACGTCCAGTGATTATATCGTCTACGTACCATCCATCTGTGCCTACTTTTACACAAGCGATTGCACATTCGTCAAATCGCTTCAATTTGGATTTAGTGGTGGCAATCGACTCTACATAACCGGCTGGGTCCATACTAAGGTACCAGTCGCCTTCGACCGGTTCTGTGCCTGTAATTATCTGCTCTTCAAGAAACATGTTGCCGCCGCCAGTACTGAAGTTCGCTTCGTATTCTTGGCGGAATGCCTCGTGAGACATTGTGCGACGTTTCTTTTCAACCTCCTCGCTATCGAGAAATGGGTTGTCAATGGATCGATATTCGAACGACGTCCAGTCTTCTTCGTCTTTTGCTTCTATCCAAAGGTCGTAAAAGTGATTCTTTCCTGCCGGGGTTCCTATAAATAGGGCTTTGCCCTTAACGTCTGTTAGCGTGGGTTGGATAATTTCTTCCCACGTTTCCGGTTTCATGGTGGCGAACTCGTCAAGTACCACAAACGACAAACCGACTCCTCTTAACGTATCTGGTTTATCCGAACCTTTCAAGTGAATGACTCTGCCGTTCTTAAGCCTCAACTGGGCAGTATTCTCCAATGCTGAATCGTACATACCATCCGCCAACTTCTTTAGTTTTCGCCACACCGCGTCTTTTGCTTGTTGAAAGGTGGGGGCCACGTAGAAAACGTCCTTATCAAGGAGATCGTAGCCAAATTCATTTTGTGGTTTCAACGCTTCAATCAAGAGGTTAATACAAGCCAGTTCTGATTTGCCCCAGCGTCTTCCCGCGACCACCACCTTAAATCTTGAGGGATCTCTAAAAACTTCTTCTTGGCCTGGGTGTAAAGTGAAGTTAAATTGCAATAATCCATGCCTTACTTAGCAATACCTTTGTACTTTTCCCAAGTACGTAAACCGCCCAATCCAAGCATTCCAAGTAGAACAGGCATCATTGCCCCCAAATCCACGGGGGGGAGATCCACATACTGCCCTCGTTGAACCAATACAAAAGTCAACACCGGCTGAGCAAGATAGGTGTAGAACAGCGCCAATCCACAAGACCATCCAATAAAAGGACGCCAACCTGCAACAAAAATGTTTCTGTGTACCGCTTCTTGACGGTTGACTTGTATTTGTGCAAGGTCAATCTGTGTGAGATGTTGGGACAAACGCGCCTCAATCTCTCGCTTTGCCTTTTCCTTCTCCTCCTTGTTGGGAAAGAATCTGTCTAGTACTTCCCCTACCAACGGTAAAATACTAGGCAATAATGTTGCAAAAGGCACTATTTCTTGCCCTTTTCCCTAACTAACATGGCAATGCCACCTACAGCCATTCCGACAAAAATAGCCACCTCGTTTTGACAAACGACTCCAAGTCCCACTAAGGCGCAACCAATTCCTGCCCAAGTGGAGGGTTCACATAATCTCTGTTTAGCCCAATCCATCCCGTCCAAGATAATCCAATTCATAATAGCTTCTCCTACAAATGAACTAGCGGGAAAGTTCCGTGGTGAAACTCATTGCGTGCTCCTTGCATGTCGAATCAACGTCTTGTTGCAACGCCAAGAATGTTGGTTCCCGCAAGCAAGTTGGATAACTTTCACTAATTAGTCTTGTTTCTTTTTCTGTATCCCGGAGGTATTTCACGGTCACTCCGCCGTTTGGACTGTGCTACAGCTGCGGCTAGTGTAGGAAACCCCTTGCCACCTCGCACCAAAGCTCTAATCTCCTTTTCCCTAGCTTTATTGGTAGATGTCGTTACATTGTAATAAAGACCATCAACCTCTATAGTTTCTGATTTCCTGTGCGACACGTTAGTCGTTGCTGCCGGGTTTTCCGCTTTTATTCTTTGCGCTAGCCGCTGTGGGGCTGGGACTGATGCCTGGAGCCTTCCAATCACGCGGAGATTTTACGCCGCTATTGGTTCCAGACGACGTGGATTTATCGGTACTTGTCTGATATTTCATTTTACTGGGCATTTTCTAATTTCTCCGTATCGTTGGTTGTTTTTTGACCCACTAATTTAGGTTTCGGGTCTCCTTCGACGGTGTTGATGATTATTTGGATTCCGTCTTTTCCAAAATCTTGTGTCCCGTGGTGCTCTATGGCCTTTCTCGCCGGGATTACCCTATCCATTATCATTTTTGCCGCTTTCAAATCGCCTTTTGCAGCCTTTTCACAGATAATTTCCACTATCTTGGGAAAATGTTGCATCATGATGTGCTCCGATTTAGAACGAACCGCTTCGTCAAGGAGCGTTTTCATGTTTTTAGAACCTGACGGTCTTCCCGGAGATTTGTAACCCGAATCTCCCGGGCGTAGTTTCTTATGCGGCATGTTTAATATCTTGTACGTTCCACACACTATTCATGTTCTGGATTTTGGCTTTACTTTCGGACTCCTCTTCATCTTCAAACCATTCCATTTCGTCACACGTGTCCGGTGAACACGAACAAACGTTCGCAATACGATACTTACAGTCTCGTGGATCATTTATAATCATAAATTTTGGACAATACAACATCTATAACTAGTTATAGATGTAATTATGTTTTAAGTTATTATATTTATAACTATTGTTATTTTTATTTGCACTACGTGCTTATATTATACCATGTTTTGAGAAAAATAGCAAAGAGCGTACAAAGCAGTTTACTCCCCCAATAAAATCAATAGGTTACGTTACCCCTAAAATCCTGTTTTTAGTACATGTGTGTCAGTACTAGTACTAGTGCGCGGGCATCTAGGGGGGGCCCCCCCAGGAAATCGGTACATATTTGGACCACATTGGTACACATATTGGTACAATGCTGGACAACATTGGTACACACAATGGTCCAACATTGGTACAAGCACAGCGTCTGGTACATATTGGTACACCAATGGTTCACTATTGGTTGTAGTATAGCTGGGAA